GTGTGGGTGTAGATTACAAAGAATTGAAAAAATTTTACCAAAAATTAAACATTTATTTGAAGAAGTAAAAGGTAAAGATAATAAAAAATATTTAATATGTATCCAAGCTGAAGCTGAACGTAAGGAACAAATTAAAAATAGAAAAAAAAAAGTAGTAGCAGGTAAGTTAGGTGCTAAAATTAGATGGGGGGAGGAAAGTTTGGAGGAGAGCAAATGACAAAAATAATATTTTTTATTTTAACTTGCGCTACCTGCAATCTAACTGAAATAACAATGTCTAAAAAAGAAAACGTAGATTGTTTTGAATATGGAAATGCTATTTTAAAAAAATTAGAATACAGAGAAGAAACTGATGATATGAGAGCAGGTCATTATACTAAATTAGGTTATTTAGTTTTGGGTTATCGTTGTGAATAGTTTTAACGAAAATTCTCATTACAGTATGTTTCTTGATTATTTTGGCAAACATCATTCATTTCAAACATTTGATGATAAAGGCCCAAACAAGAGATTAATAAAACAATTGCACGGAAGTATAAAAGTACACTTTCACGAATTGGCTGAACTTAATAGTAAAGGCGCAGGTGTATATTTTACAGTAAACGAAACTAATGGTCTTGGTCGTACAACTAAAAACATAGAAAAGATTAGGGCTGTATTTATAGATTTAGATGGTACACCACTACCAGATAGTTTTAATATTCCACCTAATCTAATTGTAAATACTTCGCCAAAAAAATACCATTGTTATTGGTTAGTAAAAGATATGCCTTTAGAAAGTTTTACTTTGTATCAACAAGCATTGGCATCTAAATTTAATTCTGACCCCGTTGTCAAAGATTTGCCTAGAATTATGAGAGTTGCAGGTTTTTATCATCATAAAAAAAATCCATATCCTGTAAAAATAATTCAATGCACAACTGATATGCCTTACACCATGAAGGAAATCAAAGAAGGTTTAGAATTAAAAAGGCCAGAGCAAAAAACTATCAAGATGGATTACACACCATCAACTTATAAAGGTAAATACACAGGCACACTTCGTTACGGTATCAATGCAGGTGAACGTCATGCACAGTTAGTTAAAATTTTAGTAGCTATAAAAAAACGTGGTGAAAGTTATGACTATGCAAAAGGTGAGGCTATTGAATTTGCAAACTCATGTGTACCACCAGAGAATATGAATGAGGTTATGTTTCAACTAAACGATATATGGAGAAGATACTAATGAACTTATTGAGAGATTATCAAAAAAAAGCAATTGAAGATATACGACAACATTTTAGAGAAGGTAAAAAAAGAATATTATTAGTTGCCCCTACAGGTAGCGGTAAAACAGTTATTGCTTGTTCTATGATGGAAGGCTTGGTTAAAAATAATAGATTTGGAATGTTTGTGGCCCATAGACGTGAACTTGTTATGCAATGTAGCAGAAAACTTGCTGACTTTGAAATTAAACACGGAGTTATTATGGCAGGTAAGTCTGGAAGTATTTATTCTGATGTACAGGTAGCAAGTGTTCAAACATTTTCAGCAAGAAAAGATAATGATGATTTTGTTAAACCACAAGCTGATGTAATTATATTGGATGAGGCCCACAGAAGTACATCTAAATCATTTCAAGATTTAATTAATACATATCCAGATGCATGGGTAATTGGTTTAACTGCTACACCATGTAGAAATGATGGGCGTGGTCTTGGTAATATTTATCAGGAATTAGTCAATTGTGGTACGATCAAAGAACTAACTGCAAAAGGTTACTTAGTACCTAATAGAATAGTTGCCCCATCAATACCAGATTTACAAAACATTCGTATCATGGCAGGTGACTATGAAAAAAAAGCATTAGACACTAGAATGAATACACCTAAATTAGTTGGTGATATTGTAACTCATTGGATAAAATATGGTGAGAACAGACCTACAGTTGTGTTTGGTACATCTATTAAACATTCTAAATACATTACAAATATATTTAAACAAAATGGTATTCCTGCGGGTCACATAGATGGTGAGATGCCAGAAATAGAACGTGAAAAAGTATTACAAGATTTACAAGATGATAAAATTAAAGTTTTATCTAATTGTATGGTACTGACAGAAGGTTGGGATCAACCTAAAATCTCATGTGTAATTATAGCAAGGCCCACTAAATCTTATTCTATGTATCTGCAAATGGTTGGTAGAGCATTAAGACCTGCTGAAAATAAAAAAGATACACTTATCATAGATCATTCTGGATGTGTATATGAGCATGGGTTTCCAGAAGATGTACCAGATTGGCAATTGACAGTATCAAAAGTTAAAGAAAAACAAAAAAAGAAAATTGAACCAATTGAGAAACAACCATTTACGTGTGTTCAATGTGATACAGTTTATAAACCTTCTAAAGAACAGCCAGAATGTCCTAACTGTAGTTTTATACCTACTAAAAAAGAACAAGCTATACTCATACAACAAGGTAGATTAATTGAACTTCCTAAAATGAAAGTTAAAACAGATGATAAACAAAAGTTTTATGCTGAACTATTGTATTATGCTAAGCAAAAAGGTTTCAAAGAAGGTTGGGCCAGTCATACTTTTAAAAGAAAGTTTGGTCATTTTCCTCACAGTAAAAAAATATATCCAATTGCTACATCAAAAGAAACAATGGGTTTTATACAGCATTGCAACATAGCAAGAGCCAAATCATATAACATGAAGGAGTTATCAATATGAGTGAAGAAATAACAGAACAGCATATGCATAAATTACGAGAAATCGGTACAAACCATGCAAAAGCTAAGAAAAACTTAGAAAGATTACAACATGGCCGTAAGATATTATTGGCTGTAATTATGAAAGAAAAAATGATAAATTCCAACACAGGTAAATTGGATAGTGTAAATGCTCAAGAACGTGAGGCACGATCTGATGACAGATATAAAACACACATTGATGAATTAGCTGATGCTGTTGGTGAAGAAGCTAAATGGAATTGGGAAAAGAAAATGATTGAGATTAATTTTGAAACATGGAAAACTAAAATGATTAATCAAATGAAAGAAGCAAAACATTATGGCCTCAAAAAAGATTAAACGAAAAGACCCATATTACTACAAACTAGATAAGTATGAATGTTGGTGGGAAGACCATGCATCATCATGCGAATGGAAAGACATGAAAGAGGCTGTCAAAGATACTTGTGAAGTATGTTTTACTGAAGGGTATTTACTTAAAAAAACAAAATACAATCATATTTTTTCAATGTCATTCTCACACAATGACGTAGGTGATGAAATGATTATTGCTAATAAAAATATACTTAAAATCAAAAAGATAGGTAGTAGAACTTTTTACAAAAAAGATTTTAATTACAATGAGTACAAAAACTAAACAAGAAAAAGACCACATGAATAAAGTTGCTGGTCTAGGTTGTTTAATCTGCAACAAAATGGGTTTTCCAGATAGCCCTGCTGAACTACACCACATAAAAAACTTTACAGGTATCGGGCGCAAAGCTAGTAATTTTGAAGTTATACCATTATGCCCAAGACATCACAGACAGGGTAAAGACGCTTATCATTATAGTCCTAAATCTTTTACGAAAAAATGGGGAACGCAAAAAGATTTGTTGCAACAAACATTAACAATGGTAAAGTCTGTATATGAATGAAATTAAAAAAGGAGAAGAAATGATTAATAAACTATATGAAATTTTAAATGAATATGATGCTAACAAGATTGATAACATGATGAATATTAATGGTATTGATTGGATAAGTAAATTTGATAATGAAATGCAAAGACACGGTTTTAGTGTTGTAAAAGATGGAAAAATGTCTGTACGTATGACAGCTAAAGAAACTAAACTATTTATGGCTGTAAAGTTTATGGGTATGCAACAGATCAAATTTCTGCTTGATGCATTGCAAAATGTCTTAAAATCTTATAATGATGAAATGAATATAAAAGAAAAGGAACTTAATACTTTAAAAAAAATTATTGATTTAAAGGTATTGAACCAAACTGAAAATGGCAAAACAGAACTTCAAGGAATTTCACCCAAGACCAAAACCTAAAAAGAGGATACGTGTACATAAAAAAACGAAGTCCAAGTCTGAAAAGCGATCTTATAAAAAATACAACAGGCAAGGCCGTAGGCCGTAATTTACTATTAGGTTATATGGTTAAACTTGATAGAGCAAAAAAAGAAAAAGCTAAATCAATCAAAATTAAACATCAATGGAAATTAAAATATTTGAAATTAATGGATAAGTATAAAAAATTAAAGGTGTTGTACAAAGAAATGTACGAACACCCTTAATTGTATGTTAATTAAATTAGAACGCCAATTATAAAACCAATTACAAAACATAACCATTCACGTCTGTAATATAATTCAAGGGCCTTCCAATCTTTTGGGGTTTTTCCTAAAAATTGCATTATTGTTCCTCCTTTATTATTTTTTTAAGTATATCCTTCCATGCCTTATTAGGCTTGTTAGTAGTCTTTGACCATCTCTTTAAATTCCAAATAGCCAATTTCATTAGATTAGCTGAAAATTGTAAATCAGCAACCATACTTTGTTCTGGTGTTCTAGATTTATTCATAAATTGCGTGTGAATTTTACCCACAAACGTGTCTATTTTATTCATTTCCTGCATATTATTTCTCCTGTTGTTTAATTAAATAAATTCCATTACTTTGCTCATCATAATGACAATCAATAGAATAATTATTTTGATCGCAAAAATCCTGCATAATTGATGTGTCATTATCTAACATACCGCTTTCATAATCATCCCATTTTACTCTATGATTTTTTTCTATCCAATCCCTGTAAGGTTTGTATTTTTCGCCAAATGTACGATCATCACAAAACCAACCATAATGCTCAACCTCTATTGGCATATCAATAGTTTCTTTTTTTAATTTTAAATTAATAATGTTATTTTTGTTTTTTTCATACTCCCTAGCTTTGTTACTAGATTGTATGAAATCCGTTGCGTTACTTTGTTCAGCCATTATTTATCTCCTTTTATTGCATTGTTAAAAATTATATAACCCCCACCGCTTATGATGAGGCCAAAAACGGCCTCAACATAAACAGCTAAAGTTATACCAACAAGAAACATTATAATTCCCGTTGCTATAGTCATTCTATGAACTGTCTTATTTGACATTATGCGTGTAATCTCCTTATTACGTTATCTTTTACCTGCTCCATATTTAAGACGTTATCAATAGCGGTAATAAACCCATTAGCTTTTCTGCCTTTTAACTTATTTTTAAGTTTAAACCTTACCCATGTAGTTTTAGAACCATCCTCATTGTCTTCATTAAACATTTGAAAATATTTAATATCATCAAAAGGCAATTCATTGTTTTCACAATAGTCATTAGCTTGGAACTTGACAGCTAAAGGCTTATCGCTTTCAACTTCTGTTGGCTGTGGGTTTTTCTCCCACGCCCAACCGTCACGACTACATTCAAAGTCTTTTTTAATCATCTGACAGAAAGTTAATAAATGCCAAACAGCAAGATCATAAGGCAACTCCCTAGTCTTACAATAATTGAAAGTAATATCCTGCCCCGCATAGTCTGGCTTAGTCTTAGCCAAACGATTAAGGTCAAAACTTTCACAACCTTCATTATTACCATTAATAATAATCTCATCTTTGTAGATACCTACATTAAATGTGTTACCAATGTTTTTTAAGTATTCTGCTTCATTCTTAACAGCACACCATTCATCTACGGTAAAATCCGTAGGTTGTTTCCAATAGTTAGTATATCCCATCTTATTTCTCCTTTTTAGTTAGATTAATAAACTCTATTTTTTTTATGCCTACTCCATTTTTATACGGAATAACTTTGTATGGGATAGGGCTTTTCAGCCCTACCTCAATCGCTTGTTTAATGTATTCTGACCAACTCATATTTCTCCTAGTTTTGCGGTAGATAAGACCAAAATTTAATCCCACTTACTGCGGTTAATGATAGACCAATCCACACACTTAAGTGTACGGCTATAATTATTCCTAAAAACATAAGCGCAAAACAAAGCGCAAATGCTATTGCTGATAAATAAACATTCATTTTCTCTCCTTTATTTTTAATTAACATAAGTTAAGTATTTAGCATAAATAATTAAATACTGTCAACCTATTGCATAAAAAAAAACTTTAGTTTATAATGTTGCAAATATGTCACAAAACCTTACAGACAAACAAAAACTGTTTATTGAATACTTTAGTCAAACAGGCAACGCCACACAATCCTGCATCAAAGCGGGTTACTCGCAAAAGACTGCCGAGCAACAGGGCTATGAATTAAAAAACAAGTTAGCTAATCAAATAGATACTGCTACTAAAAAACTACTTGGATCAGCCGTACCCATTGCGGTGGACAAACTGCGTAAGTTGATAGAGAACGACAAGACTACTCCTTCAGTACAGCTTGGCGCTATCAATTCCCTACTAGACAGAACAGGCTACCAAACTACGACAAAAATAGAGGATGTCACAGGTAAGAAGACAGACGAGGAACTAAGACAGGAACTAGACCATCTGCTAGGTACAATGAAGGTAGTCAAACTCAACGATAATGATGATGGGTCTGGCTCTTTAAACTAGCTTCTTAATCCCCCACACAGACACACACATAAGCATAAGACCTATAGTACAGTAGAAGGCTCATCACTCTGATTACCTGCGTATTATGGCTAGAAGAAGGATGTCCACACACACACACGCCTGCCCCCGCTGTTGCCTCACGTGATGCGGTCTGGTTATTAATCACCCCCTCTTTGTTCTCATTCTCCTACATACACACACACAGACACGGGACAAACATGGTGAGGAACGCCCGTGATTTGACCCCCCACCCCCCAAAACGCTATTTGTGTCATTAATCAATGGATAACTCCGCAAACTCATGGGGTATATTTAGTATTAACCTAAGTTAATAGGTTGCATATATAAAAAATTTAAACTATTAGTGCTTATGGTTAAACCTATTAAGGATTTAAAGACAATATTGCATTTTAAAAAAGGTAATTATGTGTATAGATATGTTCTTGTTGATAGGTTTAAAAATACTGCTAAAGTACACTATGGTTTTGATAGTAAACTAGAACGAACTGAAAAAGAATTATTTGCATTAACAACGCCTAGAAAATTACGTAGAAAATATATATTAAAAAATGAATGATGAAGTATTAGCAAGAGCAGTAGAGATTGCTAAAGAATTGGAAAAACGTAAAGCAACTAATCGTATGAAGGATTATGCGCCTTACGAGTACCAATTAAAGTTTCATAAGACAGTTGCACAACAACGGTTGCTTATGGCTGGTAATAGGGTCGGTAAGTCATTTTGTGGGGCTATGGAAATGGCGTACCATGTGACGGGTAACTACCCAACGTGGTGGGAAGGTAAACGATTTAATAGACCAATACGTGCTTGGGCTGGGGGAGTTTCAAATGAAACCACTAGGGATGTTTGCCAAAAAGAACTTATCGGCCAACCAGACGATCCTGCGGCTAAAGGTACTGGTTCAATACCATTAAACAAAATTGTTGATACTGTAAGAAAAGCGGGTGTACCTAATGCATTAAACTCAGTAATTGTTAAACATATTTCTGGGGGTAATTCTAGAATTGGTTTTAAATCTTATGATATGGGTAAAGAAAAATGGATGGGTGAAAGTGTTGATGTGATCTGGCTTGATGAAGAACCACCAACTCCAATATATACGCAATCACTAACCCGTACAGCCGATAAAGGTGGCATTGTTTATATGACGTTTACACCAGAAAGCGGTATGACAGAAACAGTTGCACAATTTTTAAATAATTTACGTAAAGGACAAGCATTAATTACAGCAGGTTGGGATGATGCACCACACATGACACAA